AATCGGTCCGTACTGGTCGATGGTGACGCCGGTGTTTTGACTTGCCGGACGGTAGATACCGGTCGTGCCCATGTCGGTGCTGTCAAAGCGCCGGCCGTTGGAGAATTCATAGATGCCGTGGTCGGGCGCGCGGAATTCAGATCCCCAGGACCGCTCAACCATCTCGAGCAGGCTGAAGTCGCGGCTGGTGACCTGGCGTCCGAGTGCGGGGTTAAGCGGCGGAAGTGGCATCGAGGATCTCCTGATGGGGGGGCGTTACAACACCTGCTCATCCGCTGCCATGCGCTCACGCTCACCGGCCTGCTCGCGCAGCTCGCGCAGCTCCTGGAGCAGCCGCGCCATCAGTTGACGGTTCGGGAGGCTCTGAGCGGCGAGCAGTTGCGCAAGTTCGTACTCGGTGAGCTGTTTCACACGACATCCGGCTCAATGTTGCGGGTATCGTAATTCTCAGGCGTGACCGGAGCCGCATCGTAGATCCGCGCCGTAGCATCCAGCAAATCGACCTTCCCGCCGAAGGGGAAGAAGTCGAACTGCAGCCGCAGCCGCTCGGCAACGTCGTAAATGCGCTGATCCTCGTCCAGGCGTCTAATCGGGCGGGCCACGCGGTAGTCATAACCGGCTGCGATCATGGAGCGCTGGAGTCGGGTGAGACGGTCCTCTTCGGTGGGATAGGGCAGGTAGAACCGATGCCCCTTCACATCCGGCACCAAGCGCTGGATGCGATCGACCTTCGATTCCTCCCCCTCGCGCGGCCAGGCCAGCTCCACGATCTCAAAGTAGTTGCCCTCAACTCGTTGACGTTCCTGGAAGTAGTCCAGGTCCGCCTGGGCGCCGTAGGTCTCATAGCCGCACACCAGGCCCACCATGCCGGGCGCATCCACCCAGTTGTTGTGCAGGTCGCGGAACCAGCGCCAGCGCTCCATCAGGTCCATCCGGTGCGCGACGCCATCCAGGAGGTACTTGTTCCCTGCCATGTCGATACCGACCACGACCATCGCGGTATCGGCTGAGTTTTTCTTCTTCGAGCGGGCCGGGTCGCACAGCAGGTAGCCCATGAGCGTGCGCGGCCGGGCCTCGTACACCTGCAGATCCCGAACATCGAACATGCGCTGGCTGCCGGCGAGCGGCGAGCACAGCATCTGGCAAGCCAGTGTCGAGTCCAGGGACGTGCGCTTGCGCTTCTCCCACTCTTCCCGACTGAAGAGCACCGGCCGGCCGTCCTTCGCCCCGTTGTCGGTAGCCGGGTGGATGCGCGGCATCGCGGCCTTGCGGTCCATGATCGTCTGGTAGGTGTCGGCGAAGTGGTAGCGCGTGCCGATGATCCAGGTCCGCCCGCCCTCCGTGGACAGGTTGCCGGCGAGTGACCAGGCCTCTGTGGTCTTCAGGATCTGATCGGGCGTGGTCACTGAACTGGGCACGACAACGTCATCGAGCACCATCAAGCGGAAGTGAGCGCCGATCGGGGAGCCATCCACCAGGCCCCAGGCCTCGAGGGTCCCCTCCTTGGCGTTGCTGTGGCGCTTCACCAGGAGTCCCTTCTGCACCGACCAGCGGGGACTCTCGGAGGGTGGATTTTTATACAGGATCTCGGGGAAGGCCCATTTCAGGATCTCGTTGGTCTCGAGTTCCTGCTTCACCTGATCGACGAACTTCTCCGCGATCCCCTTGGTATGGCTGAAGAGTCCAATGGTGATCTCCGGATCGAGCAGGATCTCCTGCACGATGCCGGCGAAAGTGATGATGGTGGACTTGTAGTGCTCGCGGGCCCAGATATCGATATAGCCGTCCGGGTTCGCCTCCACCTCCCGGCAGCGCTGGTACACCCAATCGTGCAGACAGTCGGTGCGCCGCAGGATGCGCACCAGCAAGTAAAACCGGTCAGCTTTGATCAGCCTTCGGACCGCTAGCCGGTCCGTCAGTCCCTTGTCCTCCCTTACCCACTCCCGGAGCAGCACTGGGATTGGCACCAGGGGCGCCACCGTTCGCTGGTTCGCCCTGCTGGCGCGAGAGGCGCTGATAGTAGGCCCCGATAAGCTCGGCCTCCCCAGGGGCGTTGTGAGCGACTTCAAGAGGCCGTCCCGGGGCTGTGGATAACTCGGTGGCCTTGAAGTCGCGCCATCGATCCTTGCGGCGGTTCTTCAGCCAGAAGATGCACGCGGTGTCCGACGGCGGGACGTGCTTGACGATCGGGGCGCGCAGGACGCGCTTCTCCTTGACGATGATCGTCTCCTTGCCGTGCTCGTCCTTCTTCACCTCGATATGGTCGTAGGGGATCAGCTCCTCGGAGTCGTAGCTGTAGCCGGTGGCGCGGGAGTACAGCGATCGCTCGACGCGATCGTCGGCCACGCGTTTGGGGGGTTTTAAGGCCCTCAAGAAATCCGGGTGTGTGCGCGCCCACAGTTCGACCGTTCCGAGGGAGACGCCGAGGGCTGCCGCCACCTCCACATCCGTAGCACCCAGTTTGGCCATGGCGCGCACTACGGGCAGCACGCGCTTCGGATCGTAGCTGGAGGGTCTGCCCCGGCCCCTGCGGGGCCCGCTCACCGTTTCTTCTTGCGGTCAGCCTTGGCGTTGTCAGCGGCCTCGAATTCGCGTGCGACACCCTGCGGGATGCCCACCTTGCGGGCGAATGCCGGGTTGTGAGCCGCCGCGCGCATCGTGCGCCGCTGCTTGGGGGTTTTCGATGGCATCACCCGCCCTCCAGCTTCTTTTCCAGCGCTTCCGTCTTGGCTGCCTGGCCCTTCTGATACGGCATCCATTCGGCGTGAGGCACCAGCGGCCGAGGCCCTTCACCGTGATACAGCGGGATCATTGTCGCGACGAAGGTCCGCCCGTCATGCCGAAAGCCGCCGACGCTAATGGTGTCATCGTCGTGCACGTAACAGATCGAGGCTGTGAAAGGCTGCGCTGCCGATTCGATGCCGCTAAGTGTCGGCATGGACGGATCGGGCCAGAACCACACAACACGGCCGATAGTGGGTTTGATCATGATTGCGGGCCCCCCTGAGGCGGTGCTGCGTACGAGCCCTCATGGTCTGTCGAGTAGTAACCCTGCTCAATCGCCGATTCACTCGTCGCCATCGTCGTCTCCCCCATCACCTTCTGGTTCGTAGGAAGTGGGCTCGCAGAAGGCAGGCGGGCACGCTTCATCATCATCGCCATCCGGGTCGTCGGCTTCCCGATCGGGATCAGGAATCACCACCGTAGTTGCGATAACCGCGGTAGCCGGAAGAGGGGCCATAGGCACGCTCCCCGCGCTTCACGTAGAGCGCCAGGCGCCTGGGTAGGTTTGGATTCTGTCGATGCAGGATGGTCGCATCCAGGTCGTAATCACCGACCAGGTTGGGCACATCGCGCCAGGCTGCCGGGCAGCAGTCGTGCGTCTCGCCCTGGCCATGCAGCCGCTGCATTTCGTCTTTGGTCATGCGTGCCCCCCTCCAGGGGGGGTGCTTTCTGAGGCCTGTCGCCGCTCGAGGTCAGTTTCGGGGGCCTCGGGTGAATGCCGGTTTCTGCTCGTTCCCTACATCCACGATCTGAGTACGTGCCGGGAGTTTTTCGTGAGAGTCGGCTGGTCTACAACGGACGATCCTTGCGGCACTACCCCATGTACAGCCTCCTGCTGACGGGTCGCGGCCTTGCGCAGGACTTCAGTCGTCCCGCGTGGCGTTCCTCGCGCGGTCCCCCTTGCACCAGCAGTTGGGGGCCTTACACCTTCGGGTCTCTCACGCCGTGGTCAGACCTGTCATCACCGTCATCGGCCCCCTACTTGCGCTTGTGGTATGGACGGAGCGTACCCCAGCTCAGGCTTGCGGTGGAAGGTTCACAGGAACGCTTCCTCGATCCGCTCGGCAAGCCCGTGCAGCCAGTGCAGGTGTGTCTCCTGCCGTTCGCCGGTGGTCTGCAGCTCCGGCCGCTCCGGCTCCAGCACCCGCATATGCAGCTTGTGCGCGCTCGCAATCGCCAGATTCACGTTGCGACTCTTGCCTGAGGTTGAGAGCGCAATAAGCACATCGCCCGGGGCCCCGAACGCCTCGACCTGCCGGGCGAACACGTTCTCGAACCCGAAGTCATTGGCGCAGGCTGTAATGACGGCCTGGTCCGCGGTCAGCGAGATGCACGGTAGAGCGCGCCGATTGCGGGCGTAGCGCACCACAAGTTCGGCGGCAAAATGGGAAGCCTCGGCAGCCGATCCGCCGTTGCCGCAGATCAGGATCTTGTGCCCGCTCTTTAACGCCTCGACGCAGATCGCCGCGGCGCTGTCCCCGGGGCGATAGAGCGGACAGTTGAGCCGGTGCTTGGGGCCGGCCTGAAGCTTCGGTCCGTCGCACTCACAGTGCAGCGCCGTGCAGAACTTGCGCGGCAGCTTGTGTTCACAGACTCCTTCGCCGCTCATACTGCTTCTCCCGTGGGCGGTGTTGAGGGGACGATCGAGAGCAGGGTGCCCGGCTCTTTCTTCTCCTCGAGCATCTCGAGCCAACCCAGGTACTGCGAGAACTGACCGCACACCTTGCCGTCGCGTTTGAACTGCAGCACGTTCTGCACCACTTCCAGATCATCAGCGCTCACCTGCACGGCATGCACCGGACTGATGTACACGTGATACGTGGTCTTACTCACGGTGTTACCTCGTTTGCGCGTTCGGCTTCCACTTGGGCGGCCTTCAGTTGGTTACGATGATCCAGGCACACCCCGCAGGGACAGTCCTCCTTGTAGACCCACTCTCCTTCGCCGCCCGAGAACCAGTGTCCGTTGACGCGCGCGAGCAAGCGCTGATTCTGACGAATGAGTGCCGCGTTCTGCGCCCGCAGCTCCTCCACTTCCCGCATGTGCGCCTCAAGCTCGTACCCCCGAGGCGCCTCCGGTTCCATGCCGTGTTCGGTCCTAAACGCGCGGATCGCCTCATCGCTCATCCCGTTCGCGCGCAGCGCTCCCCAGAGCACCTGATCGAGCTTCGCGACGTACTTCTCCAGGTCCCCGGAGACATGGTTCAACCGGTCCCCGGTGTTGTAGCGCAGGTACTTCAGTTCCTCGCGAAACGGCACCATCACCTCGTTTTTAAACTCACCCAGGCCCTTGTTGAGGTCATGGATGTTGGCGACGAACTGCTCAAAGCGCTGCGCGATCGCCCCGACGGCACTCACGAGCGCGGGTACGTTGCTGCCCGCCTCGGTTACCAGTTGCGTCGCAGATCGTTGGGAGGCCTCGCTCGCGAGAATTACCTGCTGAAACGGATTGTGAGGCGCTCGCTCGGCTCGAGCCTTCGCGATGGTGCTCCGGCGCCACACGGCGGCGTGGTCATCCGCATTGCCTTGGCCCTCCTGCTTACAGGCTGCACAGATCCACTTCGCAGCCGCTGCCTTTTTGGCTCGCCGTCTCATGATCCACCCCGAAAAAATGTCCACAAGGCAACCTCCCCCAACCAGATCACGTGACACACGAGTATGACGCACTGAACGAGTGCGGCCACGAGCAGGAGAGCTGCGACCGCGGTACCCCAGCGCGCACGCTCAGGCTGATGGAATGCCTGGCGCACGCCGACGACCACGACCGGATCTCCCCGAAACCCGTTTTTCTTGTTTCGCATTGGTCTCTCCATATGGCTTGTTGAGTAAGACACCCTCGATGAAGGCAAGCGCTCGTCCGTCCTTCGCCTCGTCAGTCGAGAACGTGAGGAGTCGCCAGCCCAGGCGCGCGCCCCAGTTGCGCTTTTCCATGTTGCGCACGATGGTCGTCGGGTGCGCATGCGCGCCCTGCACCCAGATCCCGCCGTCCACTTCGATCGCAAGCTTTTGGGCGACGTAGGCGATGTCCCAGCGCCAGTCCCGACCGATCGCCTCGCGCGCGAAGAGGTACTCAGTCTCAAAGTCCGGTAGGCCCGCAGCACGCAGCTGAAAACACAGCAGCCGGTGCGCTTTGTCGTCTTGACGCACACGGCTGCTGAAGGCTCCTGCTGTCAGCCTCAACCCTGGCCGGCTCATCAGTCCCCGTCCTGGATCTGAGCGGTGCGGATGATGTCCTGGTGGGTCTCCTCGCGCAGTCGATCGAGCAACCGCTCTGCGTGCGGGCGGGGAAGCTTACGCGTCGCCTCCTCCACTTCGAGAATCGTTGCGCACCCGGCCTGGAAAGCCTGCCGCATGGCCTCGTACTGCACCCGAGGGGCCCCTTCCGGGATAGCGGTCTTGGCGAACGCTTCCCAGCACCCGAGAAAGGTCAGCTCCTCAGGACGCATTGCGACGGCCCCGACGACCGGCCCCGAAATCAGGCAGAGGGGACTCCTCGGAGTCCTCCTCCTCGTCCTCGATATCGGTCTGCTCCCCTTCCTCCTCGTCCTCGTCCTCCTCGAGCGGCAGTTCAGGCTGCGCGCCGTAGTGCTCGCATTCGATCTCGGCATCAATCTGCTCGCCCAGGCGTGACATGAGCGCCTCCATCAGGGGATGGTTCTCATCCAGGTCCGGGACACACTGCAGCTGCACGTGCCACCAAATGACCCCCGGCTGCAGCTCGATCCGACAGCGATTGAGGGTGGCGTCGGTGACCGCAAGCACCCGTCGCCCGAGGTACAGCCGGCAGGACACCCCGATCACCTTGTGGTTGAAGGGGATGATCGAGGCCACTTTCCCGAAAGACGGCTCATCGGGCCGGCCTTTCTTCTTTGAGAACAGCAGCTTGTGAGCCTTCGGGTTCAGCATCACCTCGCCGAGTTCCTCGGACGAGAGCGCGATTTTCAAAAGCGGAACATCAAGCGCCGTGACGTTCTCATTTCCGTGCTTTTGAGTGCGCGGATTGATCGATCCCCCGAGGGAGATGGTGCGACGGGTCAGTTTCAGCGGCATGGAAAAGCTCCCCTTGTGCGGTTGTGGGTACTGGGTCGCCGGAGCTTCTCCTTCGGAGACTCCCCTGCGGTTCGGATTTAGAGTTTTCGGACTTCAGAGCTCGAATCTCCTGCCGGAGCCGGCAGCGCTTCCAGTGTGGGGTGCCATCGTCTGCATTCACGGTGAAGTACTGCGGTTGGCCTCGGACCACGAACCCAGGCCTTCTCTCTAGACGAATCACCGCTCCACACTTTCTGCAGGGAAATTCCCTCGGAAGTCTCATCTTCCTTACCTCATGTCGGGTGGTGGGCAGGGACGACGGTTCGCCCAACCCAAGACATGCTCAGGTTGCGCGCCGTCGCGGTCTGCCGGTATGGAGCCGCATACACCCCCGCTTCGCTCAAACCGCTCAAAGCGATCTGCCGGCTGACGCGCTCCCAGAGGTTCGACGCTGCGCGCTTCCTGGTGCCGGGCCCGTGGTCGGAAGGAGTCAGGACGCGCGCCACCGTGGCTTACCCGTTCCGCGCGCCTGGCTGCGGGGTCGGGGCCTACGTACGAGCAGAGGGGAGACGCAACGTCACAGTTACCGTTTGAACTGTGGATAACTCTGTGGATAATGCACCCACGAGTGGTGGTGTCGTCACCGCTCCGCATGTAGGACGGCCATCCGACCATGCAGCGAGCGCCCCGGCCGGTTAGATCACCGAGTCCGGGGCGCCGCATTATTACTACCGTTGCCTGGGCTGTCGCAAGCTGGATGCATCATCAGGCGTTGGTACTCAGCCAGCCGACGGGCCACTTCCCAGGTGCAGTGAAAGGTGTCTTCGATCGGCCCGAGCACCAATTTCTCTTGCGCAGCTATCAGCTCCTCGATTGCGCGCGTGATCGGAGTCGAGCTTTCCGCCTCTCCCATCACCGCTCGGAGCGTTTTGTTCGGGGCCTCGAGGTCGTGCACACACGCCTGGGTCGTTTTCAGCTCCGCGGCCAGTCGTGTCAGTCTCTCGTACCGGGCGCGGTTCCCCGCGATACTCATCCAGCGGTTGAACAGCTCCGTAGCGGTCTGAGACAGCGGCCCTTGATGATGCAGATTCAGCCAGTCGCAGGCTTGTTCTAGGCACGTTGACTGTCCTGCGAGCGCTTCTAAAGCGGCATCGCGCTCGGCAACAAGGTCATCAATCTTTTCGGCAAGATCACCGTCCGCAATGCCCGCAGCGCTAAGCACGTGATGAGCCTCTACGCAATTTCCGCAGCCGGTTACCTCGGTCGGTTCCATAGCTTTCTCAGGAGCTAAGACTTGCTCCAATTCCGTAACTGTCGGGCGTCGCAACGGCCGAGCATCATCACCCGATTGACGTAGTTCACGGGACGGTTCCACAGCGGGTCGATCGCGCAAGCGTTGAATGGCGTCGGCGATTACCCGGCCCATCTCATCGCGACCGCCATTGCTATCAACTTCGAGGATGGTGGCGATTGCCTGACACAACCGGTGCCACTCCTGGGCGTTCGCCAGACCAATTTGCGCCTCGCGATAGAACGGTATCCAGCCGGCATCTGCAGTGGGAGGGTCGTCACCTACGTAGGCTTCCCAATCGTGCTCAGGCGGCTCGTGGGGCCCGGCGGCCGAGGTAAACGCACGAGCCCAGCCGAACGGCATAGGAGCCGCTATCGTTTCGACCGATGAGCCTAGAGCTATCACGGCCCGTTCCCGCCAGTTCATTAGATCATCGTATTCCCACGCTCCCATGTTTGTGACGCCTTCCTGCAATAGGGCGCGCACATCCGTCGCCTTGGATGATGAGCCAGCTAGCGTTGCGCGAGCGATAGCAACACAGCTTCCGCAAGCGATCCGTTCATCAACGAGACGTTCGAGTCCCACCCGCAGCCGCTCGATCTCGCCGTCTTTCTCCCGCGCTATCTCCAGCCAGTGGTCACGTTGAGTCGTCATCTCGGCGAGCGCGTTTGAGGCAGCCGACGGCGTCTCGTCCGGCAGGCCTCTCGAAAAGACATCCAGTTTGAGCGCTGCATCTTTCTGCGCCTCGTTCAACGCGTTCCATATGTCAGCGTGATGCGCATTGGTGGTTGGTGAGCTTTCTTGGAAGCCGATGCGCGCGCAATCCTTTACGGCTCGGTATAGACGATCTAGGGAGCGCCAGAGCGTCACGGCCCAGCGACGAGATAACTGCTCATTTGAGGTCCGAACCTCCGGCGGCGGGGACTCGCGGACCTCCCGCGCGCCACGGTAGCCCATGGTGCCGTAGTGGCTCGAGGGGTTGCCGCACTGGCAGTAAATAACGCCCTCAATCAAGGGGCACTGTTCCTTGGTCATGGCTTCGCCCCCGTTGTGTTGGCGATATGGTCATTGAGGGCTTCCTGTTCCTTTCGCCCGCATGCGTCTTTCTCGCGGGCATATCGCGCGTAGTCGCGGGCACATTGCGAGCACAGAGATGGACCGCCGCAGCGCGCCTTCATGCCGTCAGGCCGAGGAAACACGTGCCCGTGGCCGACATTAAGATTCTCGGACTTGTGCTCTACCACGGAATGAATCCTCCCTCGACATCGTCTCCGTCTAGGTCGCAGACGCAGTTATAGCGGCCGCACTCCTCGCACTCTTCATCGAAGCAAGCGCACACCCAAAAGCCGCAGTCCGGACATTTGTCGTCGTCCTCTGGAGGTATCAGGTCCGGGCCTTCGTCAACAACCTCCGATGTCCGGTCAGTGTTGGTCATTTGCTCTTCCTGTGCTGCTCTGCATAGGGACAGGTTGCGAAATGGGAGACATGTCGCTTCAGATCCAACTGATGCGCGGCATCGGTGGGTTTGCAACTTGTAGCATCCACCGGCATGCGCTTGCCGCTTGCCGTGCGAAACCAGACGATGGGCGCGCCGCAGGAGCGACACTTCACCTCAAAGGGGTGTCTCTGACGCATCTGCTCACAATCACTCATGGATACCGGTCCTGTATTTACCGCAGCGAACGCACCGACAATTCAAAGTGGACGCAAGCGCGCCCCCTGGGATAGTCCATCGGTGGCCTAAAATCCAACAACGGAGCGAGAATCGCAGCCGGATCTGCTCGGTCATACCGGCCTCTTCCACTGAAAGGTGAATCCGAGCCAGTCGATGCATAGGCCTCGACACGCTCCAAAGTCCCATTCCCGGTAAAAGCGCGGGCGCACGTGGAAGTACCAGCGACAGCGGAACAGCCGCACGCTCATAGCAGCTCCGCAGGCATGCACTGCAGTACCCTGGCGATCTGCCGCAGCCGCTTCACCCGGGGAGTACGGGTGCCGGCCTCCCATTTGCGCACGGTCACCTCCGACACATTGGTGCGTTTCGCCAACTCGGCCTGAGTAAGGCCCGCCTTCTCGCGCAACTTTCTGATCTGTGACATGCGTCGGACTATACCGATACATTCAGTACTTGCGCAAATGAACCGATACATTTAGGCTCTGCTCCCCAGGTTGGACATCGGCGCAAATCAGGAGGGTGGAACCATGCAATATGTAGTCGTTCAGGCCTCCGAAGGGTGCTCCGAGGAATTCGTCGGGGTGGCTGAAAGTCTGGAGGAAGCTCGGGAGCTGGCTGCCCATCCAGGTCCGAGCACGCCCGCTCACCTGTACGCCACGGCTCGCGCGGCCGGAAGCAATGTGCCCGGCTGTGCGGCTCCACCGGACTGGTACCGCCCGAACGCGCAAGTGGATGAATGGATCGGTGACTACGCGATCGTCTCGCGGGCTGCCTGCATCACCGCGCGTTACGACTCGGAGTAACAGCAATGCCAGTGGTCAAAACTTGGATCTGCGTCCGCGTATACCGACCGGGGTGCGGTGAGATTTTCGAGACCAACGGGACCCACGAGGGAACCGCGTTTCCCTATGGTTCAAACGTCCGGTATCCCCTGGATGACCATCGGCGCGCCTACACGGACGAGGACGCAAAAGCCGTCGCCGACATGGTCAATGAATCAAGTTGGCTTGCGAGAGCTGGACGATGATCCGCGTGCCGAGACTGTTGGATCTATTGCGACTAAAGCGCATCGCACAGGCAGACGATTGCATCGTCTACCACAAGCTGCGACGCACGGGCGATGGTTCACACGCTCTGCACGTGTTTTCCCGCATGCAAACCCGACTGTGCGAGATTGAGGCGATGGAAGCACAACTCATTGAGGCTCAGCCATGATCGCTGATCCAGTTCGCTGACAACCAAAAAGCGAGTCAATCATGAGAGAGGAAATCCCGATTCGGATGGATACCGTTAAGGACGTACGCACCCTGCGTACGTGCGGCTCCTGCGGGGGTCTTGGCAATGCTGACGCCATGATTCACCGCAAGGTGCCTCTTGATGGAGCGGTAACCGTGTTGCGCGATGAATACCTGCACGGCCGCTGCTTTGTGAAGCGCTATGGTCGCGCCGAGCTGGTACACCTTCCGCGCGAACAGACGGACAAGTTGACCCTGGGCGACCTCGGTGTGCGGACGATGAAGTACCTGATCGACTACAAGACTCGCTGACCAACTATCATGTTCTCGCTAGACATCTACGAAATCAGATCCCGGTACACCACACCTGACAATGCATGCAAGCCGGATGTGATCCAGAAGATGGCCGCGATCGCCATTGCACACGACGTTGCGAGCCTCGTCGGCGAAGTCGAGGAGTGCCGAAAGCGCTCCACACTTTCTGCAGGGAAATTCCCTCGGAAGTCTCATCTTCCTTACCTCATGTCGGGATGAAACCGGATCAACCATGAGCGCCGAAATCATCTTCCACCCCAGGTGGAACGTGGTCCAAGTCGCAGACTTCTGTGAAGCCCACGGACTCACGGTGCAGGTCGATTTCTTAGGCAAACGCTTGAGAGTCGCCGCACACCTCAAACCGGAAGTGGAACCCGTCACGGGGTTTGTCTGTGAGCGTTGCGAGTGGTCGGGACCTGAGCCCGAATGGAAGAGCTGCGACGCTGGCTCACCGCAGGTGCCTGCGATCGAGTACCCGGTATGTGTTGCCTGCGGCTCAGCGCACGTCACCTTGACTTTGTTACCTGGAGAGTTGAATCCATGCCGATAAAGAATCCCTTCCTGCGCTTTGAGTGCACCCCGGAGCTGCTCGGGGAGTTGCACGCAGCGCACGAGGCGTTGAAGCGTGCACAGGTGCGCGCGAAGGTTCCCCAGGGTGCGCCTGCGCTCGAGCGGTTGATCGTGGCAATCCATGGCGCGCGCAATCGAGTCGCAAAGCCCTTCACACTGGATCCGCCTGAGAGTGCTCCCAATGCCAATGAACCCGGGTGAGTCGCTCGAGGACTACAACCGTCGAATGAATGCCCAGGCCAGAAGTGCCTGGTATCGCGCAAACCCTGACACGGGACGACTTGTTATGCCGCACGTCAATCAAATGCTCTCCTCGAAATACCTGGGGAAGCAGGATCTCCCAGGGCCGGTCATCGCTCACATCCGCGGAGTCGCCATGGAGCCTGCCGGACGTAACAACGAGGATCCGAAGTGGCTGATGTACTTCTCGGAAATCCGAAAGCCGCTGAAGCTCAACAACACCATCTTGAAGTACTTAGCCGAGCTGCTGGGCCCGAATTCCGACACCTGGGTTGGAGTGAAATGTCAGGTGTATGTGGATCACTCGGTGCAGTTCGGTGGGCAGATGGTGGGCGGGGTGCGGGTGCGAGTCGCCAAGAGTGCTCAGCGACCGATGGGACAGGTTGCGCAGGAATTCTATGCAGGGGCGACCGGGGCTCAGCCGCAAGGCTCCGGGGGCCCCGTGTTCGCCGGCATGAACCCGGCCCAGCCTTCAGCCGGCGCAGGCGCCCCCCCGCAGCCTGGTCCCGCGCCGATGCAGCCCCAGCAGGCGCCCCAGCCAGGCGCAGGATGGCCCGGACACGCGGCGGGCCCTTACCCCCAGGGTAACGCCCACCAGGCCCCGCAGCCTGGCGCACAGATGGCCTGGAGCGGTCAGGGACCGCCTCCGGCCGATGCGCCTTTTGATGGGGTGACGGGAGAGTTTCGACCGGCTACTGACCCGGACTTCGACGATGACATCCCCTTCTGAGGTCCCCCTCGAGCCAATCCTGATCCGGATCGTCCCGACACCCGGCAGTAACGCCGTTCCTGAGGTCTCAGGCTTCCTCGTGCCCGGGACGAACGGTCTGCTCGGAATCGATATGCGATCTGCGGCCGAGGGTGAATACCCTGAAATCTGGGTCGTGACGCACCTGCCCACAGGGCTTGAGATTCTCTCGCCGGTGGACACCCGCGCTAACTCGAAAGAACACGCGCTGCGCTTCGCACAGGGCTTCTTCCGGGAGTGGAGCCGGCGCGGCTGGGATCTGTCATCGACCGATAAAACTCAGTTGGTCACCGCGTATGTCAAATTGACTCGGATGGAGGCGCTGCGATTTTGGGACCAGGTCTACAGTTAAGCGATCAGGCCATCAGGGCCCGCGCGGGTGATTCCTGCGAGTGTAAGGGGGAGTGCAGCTCGCCCCATCCGCGCGGGCGCTGTCGCTTTGGAGGGGCCGGCGGGCGCCGGTTTGCCCCGATGGTGATCAGGGAAGGCAAGCAATATTGCGCGCAGTGCGCGCGTGGAGTTGACAGTCATGTTGATACTAACGCGTCGAGTGGGGGAGAGCGTGATGATCGGCGAGGACGTTCAGATAGCCGTACTGGGGGTGAAAGGCAACCAGGTGCGTGTGGGGATCACAGCGCCGAAATCGATCGCAGTGCATCGGGAGGAAATCTATGAGCGGATTCGGCGTGAGCAGCTAGATGCGCTGGAACGCTCGCGCGCCAAAACCGCTCAAGCGGATTCGCAGCCGGCCTGAAGCCGGTCGCTTCCCGTTGCACTAAATGAATGACTGGCATGGGAAGCACTGCATACGCGATCGGGACCGACGTACGCGTGTACGTCGGTCTCCTGGAGGGACTCGAGGGGCGCATCGAGCAGGTGATTCCTCGGGAACTTGGTGACTACGCAGAGCAGCTCGTGATTCGAGTCACCAAGCGCCCCACCACAGCGATACTCGCGCGTCTCGGGGATCTGGTGACGATGCCCGCTCACGACGTGCAACCGGTGGAGAAATCATGACGACGCAGGGTGTAACGCAGGCGTGTGAGAACTGCGGCAAGGTGGACAGCGGACAACTGTGCTGTCCACACAAAAAGCCCATTCCGGTGCAGGATCTTTTGAACAAGCTCTGGGGACTGGCCTATCCGCCAAAGCCGGTCCTCTGGGGCGGACAGTGGGATTGAAGCGGATGCGCACATTTGACACGCACTGGTTGAAAGCGTCTGTTGCTCGCGAGATGCGACGCGTCGCGCGCACCTCACGTTCTTACAACGGGCTTGCCACCCCGGAGAATCGGCGCCTGATGAGCGCGTGCACCGCCAAGCACGCAGCCACCGGTACGCTTCTGATCTTTACCCGAGATACCGGCATGCACTCGGGGGGATGGTGGAAGAATCCCGACTATGAGCGCTGCTGGCACCTGTCGGTGTCGTTCCACGATCCAGCAACGGGTGAGGATGCGCCCAAGGACGTGCGTCTCACGGATGAATGGCTCGAGGCCTTCTACGGGGATGACTGCCGCTATGTGTGGGCAGAGCCACCCTTTTCACCGGAAGGCAAGCGCGCGGATGTTTGGCACTACCGGGTGTTCTGTGACCCGGCCTGGTCACCGATCCTGCCTCGGGGCGAGGTTTATACGAAGGACTTCACCGAACGCGGCTGGATGTCCTTCTCAGAGTTGAAAAACGCACATCACACAGCGCTCGCCCAGTTGGTCGAGCAGCCGGGGGAACAATGAGCGACGGCGCGCTTCATGAGTGACTTCAACCCCTACTCAGTACTCGGGATTGAGAGCACCGCGACGGATGAGCAGATCCGCCAGGCATGGCGTCGCAAGATCAGTGAGTGTCACACCGACACCCACGGCGGGGATCACACGCAAGCCGCAGCGGTCAACCGGGCGCGGGACATCCTCTTGGATCCTGAGCAACGCAAGCGGTTTGATGCAGGCTTAGGCATCAACCGTCAACCGTCTATTGACGAGACAGCTCGCACGGTGATCTTGCGGGTGTTTGCAACACTGCTGCGCACAGCTGATCCGGGTGCCAATATCCTCGATTTTCTGTGCTTGAACCTGGAGGAGCAGTTACAACATTTGAATCGACAGCGCGCGCAGTGCCTGACAGATCTCTCGATCCTGCGGGCCCGCGCCGCTCGCCTGCGCGGTCCGCCTGATAACTTCCTGCAAGGCGCTATCCTTGCAGAAGTAGCTAAGGGAGAAGCGTGCTTGCCGATATTCGACGCGGACGAGCGCGTGCTACGACGAGCGCAGGCGATCCTGGATGACTACCACTATGCGCCCCTGAGCACCGTATCCCTCGTCCAGGTCCTCACCGGGCACGTCCCGGAGGGGCCCTTCAAAAGCTTACTCAGAGGCGAGTAAGGGCGCCCTCGGCGATCCGCCGACGCGTAAGACCGGGCAGGACTCGTCCGCCTGCCCGGTTCCACTTCAAAAGCTCGGCGGGCACCTGTGACCACTGGTTGGCGTTCACGCGCTTGCGCAACGTGCTCGAGCGCAGTCGGCCCACTCCCAGGTTGAATGCGAAGTCGGTGAGGGCTGCGAGCTTGCTCGCATCGGGCACCTTGGGACACAGGCTCATGACGCCGGCGAGCCCCTGGCGCCGCAGCTGCCACCGAGCAAGCTCGATGGCCTGCTCCCGGGTGAGGGGTGGGTCGGCGAGCGTGACCGCGACCCCGTTTGGGTACCGGGTGCAGCCGATGCCGATCGTCGGGATACCGGTCGGGTCCAGGTAGGGTGAGAGGTAGATACCCTCGAACTGGACAGCAAGGCTCAAAGCGAGTGTGACCGGATCACTTTCCACGGTGCACGAGGGAGCGATCGGCGACGTACATCCCGAGCACCGCGCCCACCAGCTCTAAGTCCCATGCGGTGGGGTGAAAGCCGTTGCGGATGAATTCCGCCACGACAATGGCCATCGCCATCGAAGCAAGCGCCGGTCGGATCGAGCCGTTCCAGGTATCGATCCAGCGGATGCCGGTCGCCTTGCCGATGTCCTTCACCGACTGAACCCAGGCGTCCAAGTCCGCCGCATTCGCAGTCGCTTCCGCCTGGGCGGCAATGGTTTTGATCCCCAGATCCGATTGGAGCTTCAGGCTCTCCAGCTGCCGGGCGTGGCTCGCAGCATCGAGGGTTTCCTGCAGGCGCATCTTCTCAAGCTCCTGGGCGTGCTCCTGGCGAGCTGTGATCCAGGAGGACACCTCGCCCCAGAGCATGCGAAACACCGAACCGCCCAGAAACGACACCAGTGCCGAGAACATTCAGACCCCCTCGTTCAACCTGTGATGCGTGCCGGTATCCCCGGAGGGGGGAAGTCCTGCACGGGTTTGTAGGACCGCAACCTTAAGCCCGATGGCATGGATCGAGTTGTTGATGCGCTCCCGGTGCTCGCGCGTCTCCTCGTCCTGCCGCTCGAGCATGTGCTCGATTTTGGTCAGGTGATCTTTCAGATCCTCCTGCCGGCGCTCGCAGGAGTGTTCATGATCACTCATGCGCTGCGCGGTGCGACCCGAGCGGCGCTCCAGGCGCAACAGCCAGCCAAATGCTGCGCTCACCATGGCGAGTAGGCCCTCAAGGAGAGTCGCATCCGGGATACGCACGCTAGACGGATCGGTTGCCATGTTGCACTCACGCCAGAAGTCCCAAGTTCCGCAGCGCCTTCACGACCTGCTTCAAGGTGTAGCCATCGAAGGTTGAGGCGTCATTGACCGCAGTTCCGGCCCCGGCTACGAACACAGCCGCGCCCACCCCGGTTGTGGGCTGCGCGATCGGAGTCGCCGAGATGCCGTAGAAGCCCAGCCCGGTGGCATTGGATGCAAAGTTAACCGAGTACATCGCGCTCCAGCGGTTGCCACTCTTGCCGCTCGAGAAGGCGTTGTCGGTGGCTGGGTAGTGTGCAACGCCATCCACGACCGTGATATCGGTGAGGACGTTGGAAGCTGCAGGACACACCGAAGCAATGACTTGGCCGGGCATGGCCGTGCCGGAGATGGTGCCGAGCACCTGACCGCGGATCTGCGCGCAGGTGATGTAGGTCGTGCCGTTGTAGGCCTGCCCTAGCGATGCAAAGACCGGATCCCCGGAAAGAACGGTTGTTTGCGCCTCGGCGGTCCCCCGTGCGTAGGAGAACTGCATGGACAGCGCGCCAGTGGTTCCAAAGGTGCTGATCACCTCGGAAGCGGGCTGACTCTGAATGAAACGCACATCCGGAACGCTCGCCGTGCAGTTCACATAGCGGTTGTAGGCGATGTGACTTTTCTGCCGTCCGGAGCCCGCGACATTGATCGGGGTCGTGACGGTATCGAAGTACATGTCCAGGACTGTGATTCCGTCCGGGGAGGCCGAGGCATCGATACCGACCGTCGCATCGGTGATGTTGCCGCCGCTTGCGGTGACGCGGCCTGAGGTAACAGCGATCGCCGTACCGTTCTGGGGGTTGAAGATGTCGCAGTTGATGATGCGCAGGTTGTTTGCAGCCGGGGCTGTGAGGTCAACCGTGATCCCCGTGCCCTGCCAGGAGCAGATGCAATTCTCCATCTGGTTATCGTTGCCGTTTCCGGAGAACGCAAAGCCCACACTGGTGGTGACAATGCTGTTGGGCATGTCCACCGAGCAGTCAACGAAATGCACGTTGGAGGACTGCGCGACAAAGCCGTTCTGGTAGCCGTAGGCGAAGCAGCGCTCAAAGATCATGAAGTCAGAGTTTGAAGCCGAATAGGCGGTGCCTGAGCGCGTTGGCTGTCCCCCCGGAGCGGTTCCCACGGTCACAAAGGGCCAGGAGTGACAGTCGGAAATGTAGGCGATGTCCAGACAGTTCGTGACCGAAATGTTGTTGTTGTTGTCCATCCACAGCCACGTGAAGCGTGGCCGCTGGAAGCCTGAGGACAGGATCGCCTGGTTGAATCCCAGGATCTGACAGTTAGACACGAACGTGTCATCACCATTGATGGTGATACAGGTGCCTGCGAACGAGGACGGGTCGAGCTGGGGGAACGTAAGCCCTTGCTGATACAAGAGACAGCCGAAAATGCCACTGCCCGAATCGAGCGTGATCGTGACAGAGGACGACACGATCAGTGCGCTCATCGACGCATAGTTGTAAGAGGCATTTGTGCCGTTGGTGCCTACGTACGCAAACGGTCCTTTCAGCGTGACCGAGGGGGGCACGGTCAGGTTTGAGGCAATGAGATATTGACCGGGGGGGAAGTAGACCGTGCCGCCCAGAGCTCCCAAGGACGCACAGGCATTTGCAATCGCGGCGGTGGAGTCCGTGACGCCGGTGTTGTCTGCGCCAAAGGCAATGACGTTCGCACTCGAGGTTCCAAGGTCAGCGATCGTCACCGGTGCGCGTGTTTTATAGATCGTACCTTGATAGGAGTACTGCAGCTGATACACCCCGTCGGGGGCAAAGAACTGCACCTGGCCGGTGATATCGGCGACAACCGTCGAATTGGCAATGGGGCTCGAGGTCGAATTCGTCGAGTAGATCGGCGCGGGAACCCCGCCCGGATAGGTGAGGACCTGGACGGTCGCCCCCAAGAGCGCGTTGCCTGAGATGTCGGTCAGATTGTCAAAGTACTGAAGCATGATGGCTCACAGCCCGTAGGTGATCGACCAGGTGTTATTCAGTCCCTTCGTGCCGGCTGCCGTCCAGGTGTTAGTGGAGGCGTTGTAGGAGATGTTAGGAGGGGTCGAAGCATCCGCCATGAAGAGAAACGGAGCGAAGGAGATGGTGCCGCTCGCATCCACGAGCGCGTTGCCAAAGTACTGAACGCCCGAGTCATTGATCAACTGCGAGCACATCACCGTGCGCGTCGAGGACGGACGCAACTCGGCAGGCAAGCCGGTCATCTCGAAATTCGTAGCGTTCGATGTGCCGGTGATGGAGGACTCGATCCACAGATGCACGAGCCGCCCGCAGCGGATGAATTTCACCGTGCCTTGGGTACTCGCCGTCATGCCGGTGAGGGTTGCGGTGAACTGCCCCACCGAGGCCTCAAATAAACGCAGATACCGTCCCTGAGCCGGAGCGCCGTTCGGAATGATGGTTGTGATCCCACCGTCATCGCTGGCGGTGGAGGTTGGCGCCCAATAGAAGAGACCACCCAGTCCGTCCCCGACCGTCACACCGCCTTGAATCGCAATGACCAGCGTTTGACTGGCTGCGATGGTCGGAGAGATGAGGGACTGCACGGTTGCGACCACGTCGTAGGATTTCACCGCGTTCGCGACCAGGTCCGCGCCATCACCATATGAAGGGTTAGCGAGCAGTGACTGAAGACCCGAGGAGCCGGACGGATCGTTGATGGCAGGGATGTTCGGCAGATAGACCAGGAGGTTCCCAGCGGCATCGGTCACCTGCAGGGTGAGGGAGACCCCGCCTGGATGCCAGAACGCGACCGGTGCCCCGGAGGCGGTCGCGGGCCGTCCGGCCTGGGACAGTGTCATCGGGTTCGGGTTAACGTTAAGCCCGGTGGAATCGGTGTACGTGGTGAGCGGAGTTGAGACCGTGCCGCCCTGGTACGTCACCAATGTTGCGCTCTGCGCGAGCAGTCCCAAATTGGTCAGGTACTGCACGATCAGTGAAGCGCCAGACATGTACAGGACAGTCATCGGTTCAGATCCTTATTCGTAGTGGAACTCGGTGGCGAGTCCGTGCAGCTGGAGCTTGGGGATCTCCTCCTCGAGCTTCTCCCCGATGTCATCGCGGTAGATCAGGTCTGAGACTTGAAGCTCGGACACCGTGTCATACGCGCGCGTGCAGGCCTGGCGCACGGTCTTACCGGTGCCGGTCACGACCATGAGGTAATCCCCTGCCGTGGCCCAGATCACCCGCTCGGTCACCTTCTCACCTTCCATGTCGGGGAGCTTTTCGCGCTTGACCGCCTGCGGATAGAGGAACTCACGGTTGGCGCGCGTGACGCCATAGATCGGGATGTCGGTGACTTCCTCACGTGTTTTCTGCGAGTAGGGGTAATCGGGCTGCGCGAGCACGACCCCGCAGGCCACCTTGTTGACCGTCTTCAAGGTGTCCTTGCCGTTGCACGCGTCCAGCATCCACTGGGCGGGATCCCCCGCATGCGTGGCGAGTTGGATATTGAAGGCAGGCCAGCCCAAGCGACAGGTGAACTCCAACGGCCAGGGCTTGCCGGACTCATCGACAATACAGTTGACATCGATATCCCCCAGGTGCCCCATCTTGACGAGCGCCTCCTCGAGCGGCGCCAACACCTGCTCGCCCAGGGGGCTCGTTGAGACGTACTTCTGTACCGTCCCGGCCTCTCCGCAGTTGGGCCCGCAGTTGCCCGACAGGAGCTTCTTGTGCTCGAAGTTCTCGTTGTAGGGACCGACAAAGCCCTTCGTGCCCATCCACCGCGAGACACCGATCTCCACCCCCTCGATCACCGATTGGAGCATCACAGGACCCTTGGGGTTCATCCCCAACTTCTTCCAACGCTGGATGCGAGCGATCAAGTCAGCCGGTGATTTCCCGACATACGACAGGCTCTTGTCTTCCTCATCCCCTAAGGTCTTGAACACGTAGCGCGCTTCCGTCTTGCGCACGTGAGCCTCGGCCTGGTCCAGGGTTTTGAACTGCTGCCACTCGGGAACCTCGATCCCATGGGTTTTGAAAAACTCCATGCCGAATGCGCGTTTGATCTCAAGCCGCGCAGAGGTCTCAGACGGACCGAACACCTTAATTCCAGCGCGTCGCAGCTGATCGAACTTAGGCAGAAACAGGTGATTGCCGGTCGGCACGATCAGATCCGCCCAACGGGCAGAAGGCAGCCATTGATCAACGCGCGTGATCTCGGTGAACCCCTCGCCCACATCAGGGTTATTGCCGCGGTGGAACCAAATACGGACATCGTGGCCGAACTTTGCGCACTTCAGCGCAAACGCCAGGCCCTCACCGACCGAGTCCATATTCACGATGAGCAGTTTCACGGGCGCGGCTGCCGTTTCAGGGCTTCCCCGATCGGTAGCGGTTGGGGTGACGGACTCTGCGGTAGTGTTGGACCACTTTGTTCCAGAGACTCGTACTGAGCGCGCCGTCGTTCGGCTGCGTAGTTCGGGCGTGTTTTCTGCACATCGCGAGCGGCTTGCTCCAGGGGCGATACACCCGCTTCTTGGGCGGCGCGCGCCGCGGCTCCCCGCTCGCCAAGCTCCTGCACGGCGTTCTTGGCCCCGACCACATACTTCCCCCCGGGCAGGTGTTTCAACACCTTCTCGAACAGCACCAGTGCATTGGGCACGGTTCCGGATTGCGTCGTGCGCCCGCCCACCGGTGAGCGCGTGGTGATGCGACGAGCGCGCAGGATGTTATACAGCTCGCGCACGTTCGCCTTGCCGAGGATCTCCTCCAGGTTCTCGCGTGGAATGCGATTGATCGACTTGCGCAAGGCAGCCTCGGTGAGCACCGCCCGCTCGGTCTCATCGGCTGTGGTCACGTTGCGCGCATCCTCCAGAATCCGGTTCACGGTCTCGGCTCGGATGTCGCGCCAAGCAGCGCGGCCTCGTGCGCGTAGCTCAGGGGTGCCCCCAGTCAACAAGGTCTTCTTGACCTGGCGGATCTGCTCGACGGGCCCGGTCGCGACCGTCTTCCAGGTCTTCTCCAGCGCAAGCGACCGATCTGCCCCGCCCTTTTTCTGGCTGACGAGCTTGCCCACAACCCCCTGGTCCTTGAACTCCTGCTGGTGCTTCCTGAAGGCCTCGTTCGCACGCTTCCAGGCAGCCGCCCCTTCCGGGGCTGCCTCCATGGCCTGATCAATCGCCTTGACCACCTGCCCTGCGTAGTAGCCTTCCTTGCCTCCGGTGCGGGCAATGTCATTGGCGGTTGAGCGCAGGTCGTGAAGCTCGGCCAACTTCGCATCGGTCATCGCAACCGGCTCCCCGCCCTCGGGGGCCTTTACGCGAGCGGCCTTACTCAACCAGGACTGCACCCAGCCCAGGTGTTGAATCTCCGGGTTGCTCGTCAGGAGGTCGGTCACAGGAGTGAGCGGCACCTGAACTTCGGGCTCGGTCTCGCGGGCGATCTTGTAGAGCGCCTGGTAGCCCTTCTTCGACCACTTTGCTTTCTCGCGCGCGGCTTGCTGCGCGGCTTCCCCGACCTGAGTGGGGGTTTTCGTAGCTCCCCGGATGGAAGCGGGGTTTACCTCTCCGCCCTCGGTGATCGGCTCCTCGGCGGTCCCGCGTCGCCCGCCGACCCGCCCGCGCAGAACTTCCAGGTTCGCTTGAAGGTCTCGGTTTGCTGCAATGTCCACATCCCGGATGGGCTGACCTTCGCTCGTATTCGACGCGAGCGCCTCTCGGCGTAGCTGTACGGGGTCGCGCTCCAGCTGTCCCCGAGTGGCTCGGACGGGCACTCGGAGGGATTCCAGGTGTGCCTGGCGCTTGACGGCTTCCGGGTTGAGACGATCAAGGGCTGTGGCGTCCTGGGCGATCGTCTCCAGTGCCTTGCGTGTCCCAGCACCCAGACGAGCCCAATCAAGACCAATGCGGCGTGCATACGCTTGGGCGCGCTCCTGGTGAGGTCCGACGGGGGGTTCGGCGGCAGGCGCTTGCGTTCCACGTGGAACCTCGCCCACCGTCGAGGGCGGTTGTCGCGGGGGCCCGCTGGCCTGCATGCCCGGTGGGGGCGTAGCGGCCTGGGGGGGCGTGGGCGCCTCCCCTACGGCAGCCGGGGCTGTCCGGGGGGCGCCTTCGGCGGTCATCCCTTCCGGGGCGATGGGACCTGTCGGAGGTCTTCGCATGGAGCGGGCGAGCCGCGTCAGGCCTCGAGCCCCGGGGATCAGGACGGCCGGGGCTGCCTGGATCGCCGTATTCACCGCAGCCCCCAGAGCCGGTGAGCCGGTCGCTTCGGCCACCTTGCCGCCTGCGACATCAGCACCCTTGGCCAGCAGCTCAAAGGGCTTGCCGACGATACGACTGGATGCCTGTCCAGTCTTCGTGCGCGGCTGGTAGGTGAGTGCTTCCTCGGTCGAGCGCACGTCCTGGGCTGCTTTCTCAGCGCCCTGTCCGGTCAAGAGGTCAAACGCGCCCCGCCAGCCCCCTGCAATCGCCCCCGCCGCTCCCGTCGCCATCTGCACGGCCGGCTCACCGATCGCCTCGGTAATGCGATTGTGGGCGCGACGGATGGGGTCTGTCGCCTCGATCCGCTGCTCGGTTGATGGATGCTGGCCTACCAGGTCATTGACGGTCTGATCCAGCTGATCGGGCGTGTCAAAAGTGACCTTGGCTCGTTTACCGTCCGGCAGTGTGACTATTGCACTGGGCATCGGCTCACTCCGGCAGGATCTCGACGGTGGCGCCGGAGGAGTGCCTGTATGTCTGTCCAGGGGCGAGGGTTTGGCCCGACGTAGCAGGTCCACCCGGAGCCGATGCGGGAGTGCCGGGAGGGGGAGCCCCCGGCCCTCGCGCACCCGCCCCGGGGGAGGGGGTTGAGGCAGCAGGCCCTGCCCCAGGAATCGCAGTTTCTGACGCCTCGGCGATCGTCCGATCGGCTGCCTCACGCGCACCGACCGCTTCTTCCTTCAGCGCCTTGACGAGCGTTGCGACCGCCTGCGGGGAATTTGCGGTGTTGAACAGCTCGTGGATGTGGGCACGTTTCTCAACATCGGTACCCGATCGTGCCGCCAACTGGTTGTAGGCGTTCTCGAGCGCCTGCATTTTCGCCTTGAAGCGCAGCAGCTGGGGGTCGGAAATTTTGGTATCGGCGTAGTTGCGCAATGTGTTCCAGGGCACGAATTTGCCCCGGGGCACAGCGCTCGAGGCATCCAAGGTCTGATCCCCGAACGTGTCGAGCTCATTGGCAGCGAGCGCAACCTTGCCGATCTGAGTCCCTGCCGTCTGGGCGCCCTTGGTCTCGGCAGCCAGTTTCAGCTTGCCGCTCTTGATGCCGTCGGCGATCTGATCCGGCGTGAGGTCTGCGTGCTTTGCAAGCAGCCCATCGAGCGTTGAGCGGATCTGCTGCTGACTGCGCAGCCCTGCCGGCAGAGACACGTTGCGATCAGCCAATGAGGCGAGCAGCTCAGACTGCCGATCATCAAACCCCTGACTCTTGCTCGCCTGGATCGCCTCCTGGCGCTGAGCGTGCGCCTCGGTCTCGCGGTTGTGCCGCTCGGTCTCCTCCTCCTTGCGGCTCTGAGTGTCGGCCTTGAACTGCTCCAGGCGCTGCCGGATGGCTGCCTGTCCGGACTTCGAGCGCGCCTCCCACCCCTCGAGCGTTGCGAGGGTGTAGCCCCCGGGGACCGAGGTCACCATCTTCAGCTGATCATCCGGGAGCGCTGCGGCTCCATCGGCAAGCTTCATCCCGCGCAGGCTCTGGATCGCTTGGGGCATCTGCTGCGTGATGAAGGCCCGTACGGTGAGGTCGGATGCGCCCTGATTCTTCATCTGCCGAGCCTGGGAGATAATCGGGTCGATCGCCGACACGATGAGCCCCTGGCGCTGATCGGCGAGCGTGAGCATGTCCAACTGCCGCTGGATCTCCCCGCTCTGGTACGTCTGGCCTTCCTTCAGCAGGTTCATCGCCAGGCGCGGGGAGACCTTGTTCAACTTGGCTGCGGTCTCGTGCAGCCCCTGGGGCGTGGTGTAGTCGGAGGCCTTCAGAATCTCATTGGCCTGGGAGGTCTCCTTCGCCTCGCGCTTCTGCTCACCGAGTGCCAGCTGATTTAGCTGCTCCCGATCCATCAGATCCTTGATGGTGAACGCGCGCTCCTGGGCTTTCACCGGATCGGGACCCGACTCCCCGATGCTTGCAATGACGGACGGATCGAACGCCATGACTAGCCTCCGGGTGGAACCTGGTTGTTGAGCGAGTTGAGCGCCGAGAGCGTGAGATAGTTATCCACCCCCCCCCCGATGGCTTTGGTGATGCCAGCGGCGGTGTTCGCATCGATACCGGCCTGAGTGTTGCCCTGATTGACGAGGGTGGAGGAGATGTTCCCGGCCGCGGTACCGATGTTGGATGCTTGCCCTGCTGCCGCTGCCTGGCCCAGACCCACCGCTCCCTGGAGATTTCCAACCTGCTGCTGGTAGGTCCCTTCGGCAAGTCCCGTATTGAATTTATCGAGCGCTGCGAGCGTGTTGCCGGAAACCCCGCCCGAGAGTGAGGCCTGATTCAGGATCCCCGTCTCACCCTGGGAGAGTGCGAACTGATACCCGGGGGTCTTCTGCAAGGCATCCAGGATCCCCGCCGAGCCCTGCGAACCGATCCCGAGCAGCGCCTCGTATTGGGGGAGCGCCGCGGTGCCCAAGTCCCGGTAGGGCTGCGAGAGGGTCGCCTGCTGCCCAAGCGCTGACTGTTGTTGGGCGATAGCGGCATTGGAAGCATCGCGCGTTGCCCCGGCTGCTTCCGAGCCTGCCACGGCCGATCCGACAGCCCCCACTGCAGCAGCGCCAATGACTGCAGCTGCAACCATCATCCACCTCCCAACCAGATGCTGTAGTACAGATCCGCAGGCTTCGCGCCGTAGTACTCAAAGAGTATCGAAGCATCCGTGTGCCACTTGCTGCCGAAGTAACAGCGCTTCACCCCTCGGCGCACCGATTCCGCAAGCACCGCATCGAAGAGCTGCTTAGCCAGCATGTCCGCCTCGATCTGCGAGAGAGAGTCCTCTGCTCGGTAATCAGGTGACAGCCAGAAAATGTCCTCGGTAAGGGTGAGTGTCGTGCGGTAGTGCAGTCCCGGGCACACGAAGCCTACAAAGTAGGCCACGATCGCTCCTCGATCGCGCAAGGTCACCAGCAGCACTTCCCCGCGCGCTTCGCGCTCCAGATACACCTCGTACTGAGGATCCAGCGGCGCGCGATCCTGATCCAGAGCCAGCTCGTGGAAATGAGGCACAAAGAGCGGCTTCAGCTCCTCGAGCGTATCGATCAGGCGCTCAACGGCTGCCGTGATCACGCAGCCTCCTCGACAGTGGTGGGCAAGAGGCCCTTGAACGCGACATGCGAGGTCCGGATGTCAATGATCAGGTGCATCCGATCGGCCGCGGAGTTGTTCACAACTTCGTGCTCGAGCGCGTTCTGGAACCACCACACCTCACCGGTTGCCATCGACACCTGTTCATCGCCACACCGAAACGTCACCCCGGGGGCGGAGGCGATCACGTAATGGAAGCGATCCCAGTAGAACGCGTGCTCAGGAGTGTCGGCGTGTGGGTAGATGCGCCCGCCCGGGCGGATCTTGTTGATCATCACCCGTCCCAGTCGCTCGCCTTGCACCTGGTTCATCAGGGCAAAGATCAGGGGACGGGCGGCGGGCAGGTGTAGCGCGCCATCCATCCACACGCACTCGTGCGGGTCGCGCTGGGAGCGCTCAAGCTCAGTGACGGAGGCGGGCGGGAAGCGCAAGAAGATCGTCTCCACGTCTGCAAAGGGACCTTGCGGGTAATCACGCAGATACGTGTCTTCGCGCCACAGGTGCCCCTGGCGCAGGATCTCTACAGCCAGCGGCACGACATTCACGTTCGCCCCGATGCGCAGGAAATTCCTCATACCACCGCTCCCGTGGCATCCACCCAGGTCGGGGGGCTGCCCATGGCGGAGAGCCAAATGGGCTTTCCGAGCGTGGTGTCGAAGTAGGGCTTGCCGATGTACTGATTGGCGGTCGGACGCTGCGCAGTCGTGCCGCTATTGCTCACGTCCTGGGCTATACCGTGCACGGTATCAACCCATCCCCCCCACACCGGATCCTCCCGTCCGGGTGCTCGAGGCACGCCCCCTAGCTTCGGGGAAGGCATCAGGCAGCTCCCCGGGTGCGTGCGGCGCGTCGGCCCGCGCGGCTCGAGGTCATCATGGCCCCGGAGGTAATGACGAACTTGACCGGATCGGTCATCCGAATACGCAGGTTCGCAGCCGTCCGTACCCGGCCCCAGCGACGGGAATTGACCCGCGTCGTGTACTGCCCCTGCTTGCCCAGGGGGATGAGCCGGGGGCTGCCGAAGTCGCGCCCGTCGCGCGCGACCGACAGTTGCACCAGGGGGTTATACCCTTGGGCAGACGGGCTTGAGAGACCGACGCCCGTTTCCATATCGAGGTAGATCTGGGCAATCCGGAAGGTGTTGAAGTCCTCCACCGCGGCGCGCGTCACCAGCTCCCGCACGATCACATTGCCGTTGTCGGTGTAGGTCTCCGTGTCAGGGGTGTAAATGTTGCCGTTTTGGTAGTCGGCAATGAATGTCTGAGAGTAGGCGCCGGCTGCGAGCGCGCCGATATGGCGGGAGGCATACCCGTTGGATACTCCGGACTGCACCTCACTCCAGAAGCCGGTAACCGTATCCAAGAGCAGTGAGCGGTTGGCCGCTGGGAAATTGAACTGCGCGAACAGGTGCTCATCGACCTGGTAGGAGAACGCCGTGCAGTCGCCGATGCCGGTCGTTTTCGCCATCTGCTGCAGGATGTTGTCAATGTCGGTCGTAGAGACCACTGACACCGTGTAGCCCTTGATCTTCGCGATCTGAAACGCCCCGCCCGCATTCTGAAAGCTCCCGCCGTTGGTGCGGGCGAGAAAGAGGATGGACTCTCCGCAGTGCACCCGGCCGTTCACCGCGGCAAGCCCCATCATCGAGGCTGAGTTTTGGATGTACTGAAAGGGCTCAGGCGTCGTTCCCACGTTCTGCCAAAACTCAACGTGTCCGCTCGAGAAGATGATCAGGAGCCCGCCCAGGGTATCGACCGCTTTGATGCCATCGATCGCCTGCACCGCAGCCGCAAACGACAGGCCATTCCATACGGTGCCATCGTTCAGTGCGGAGACGAAGAACTGGTTCGTGCCCGGCAGCTCCGCGATGAAAAATCCGTTGCAGTAGGTGATCGTCTGCGCCCCATTCGGGAAGGACGCACCCACCACTGTCACGTTGCCGGTTGTCGGATCAAACACGTAGCCAAAGCGCCCATCAACAACCATGAGCTGGGTTGGATTTAGCGCCATGCCGGTAAGTCCGGCCGAGGAACCGATCGCTCCTGAGCGGATGGTGCCACCAGTGGCGGACAGGAGCTTGATCTGGTTGGAACTGACGCCATAGAGCGCGGAGTCGTTACCGATCAGTCCGCGAAAGGGCTGATTCGCAGGGGTTGCCGCGTTGTAGGCAAACTTCATCCCCGGCGTGCCATAGCACACCACCGATGACTTATCGTTGTCTTTGCGCACCTCGAGGTAGCAGTTCAAGCGTCGCTGACGGGTGACGATCGGGGATTTCGAGTACACCCCCTCGCCAAAGAGCGGCACTCGTTTTAAGCGTGCGGTCATGGCCCGTACGGCTCATCGGAGTTGACCTGGAAGTAGACGGCCGACTCAGCAGGATTCCCCTGTTTGGCGATCGCAAGGGCGTCCTTGTAGTTCGCCTCCAAGTCATCGGTCCACGCACAATCAAACATGCCAGCGATATCCCGACCGTGTCCCAGCACGAGCGCGCGGTACCACTCCTGGGGATAGTCGGGCGCATCCCCCGGGTTTAAGAAATCCTGCGTGGGCGCCAAATACACACAGTGCAGGTGCTTGGTGATGTCCTGGGCACCCCCCACATCCAGATACAGCTGGCCGTTGGGCTGCTGATTCTTGAACTGCGACTCATAGAAGATCGCCGTGGGGTCGGCGATGTTGGTGGAGGCGGTCTTCGTGGGCAGCGACTCGTACTCCTCCACCGTGCGAAAGATTCGCAACGGTGTGTCGTTTGCATAGATGTCCCGCAGAATGCAGGTCACCATCACCAATGGCCGGATCCCCTTGTTGGTGTAGTTCCATACGTACGCATTGGTGAGCGCGCCTGGGGAAGGAAGCCCCGGGGAGGCAATCGTCACACTCGTGCTCCCGATCCCAGCAACGCGCGTCCAGTAGATATCAGAGCCGATCTGGACACCCAGGTAATCATTGATGTTGAACTGCGA